TCGCTTCTGGCAGCCAAGGCACCGCCGAGATCAGCTACTGGCAGGATCTCAACGCTGATGAAGCCCCGAACATCAGCAACGATGACCCGAACGACCAGGGCGAAGTCGGCAAAGTCACTCAGGACAGCATGCGTGCTCGCGTCCTGTACCTCAACAAAGGTTATGGCGTGGCCGACCTGACCGCCGAACTGGCGAACAGCGAGCCCCAGCAGCAGATCCGCAACCGCTTCGGCACCTACTGGACTCGCCAGTGGCAGCGTTACGCTCTCGGTGCAGCGCGCGGCATCATCGCCTCGAACATTGCCAACAACGGCGGTGACATGGTGATCGACGCAGGCGCGGCCATCAGCGCGAACGCGTTTCAGGATGCCGCGTTCACCGCTGGCGATGCGGCCGATCAGTTCGGCGCGATCGGCGTGCACTCGGTGGTGATGAACCAGATGGTCAAGCAGGACCTCATCGAGTATCTGCGCGACTCCGACGGCAAGATCATCTTGGCCACCTACCTGGGTAAGCCGGTGTTCATGGACGATGGCTTGGTTTACGGCGCTGGCAAGTACCTGTCGGTATTCTTCGGCCAAGGCGCATTCGGCTACGGCGAAGGCACGCCGAAGGTGCCGGTGGAGATCGAGCGCAAACCGGGCGGAGGTAATGGCGGCGGCGCAGAGGTGCTGTGGGAGCGGAAGACCTACATTCTCCAGCCTGCCGGCTTCAGCTGGAAAGGCTCCGAAGCTCAGAACCTCAGCCCGACCGCGACCCAGTACGCCGCTGCTGCGAACTGGGAGCGCGTGTTCAGCCGCAAGCAGGTCCCATTTGCCGCCGTCATCAGCGGTACCACCACGCCGTAATCCGGCTTTCACTTACCCTGGCGTCCGCAAGGGCGCCGGGCTGCATTGAGGTGACTCATGAAAGTTATCTACACGGACAAACCGGGCAAAGAGCGCGGCGTGTGCTACCGCCTGCTGAGCGAATTCTTCGGCGTCATTGGCACTGCCACTGAGGTGGTCATCGAGGGTGATGCGCCTGAAATTTACGATGCATACGAAGCGGCCGGCATCAAAGTTTCGGACGGCAAAGAGCCAGAAAGCGCCGAAACCGACCCTCTGAAAATGAAGGTGCCGGAGCTGAAAGAGTGGCTCACCAGTAAAGGCATCGCCTTCGAATCCACCGCACTGAAAGAAGACCTCCAGGCCTTGGTGCCGAAGGAGTAAGGACACGCACATGACCGACTTCATCACCGTTGCCGATGTTGACGCTTCGCTGGGTCCTGGCTGGGCCGGCACCGGTGATCCGGTCCTTGCTGTGACCATGGCCAACGCCTGGCTCACGGCCAAGATCAAGCGGGTTGTTCCTGATCCGGTTCCGACCGAGATCAAAACAGCCGGCGCCCAGGTCGCCAAAGAGGCGGCAGCGGGCAAGTTGTACACGGCAACGCAGAAGGAAGTACAGAGCAAGACGGTTTCGGCGCAGTCCGGCACCTCTGTGAGCAAGACCTACGTGGCCGGATCTACTGATCAGTCGGCGGGTGTGAACTTCGCCCTAGCGCTGCTGGAGCCTTGGATCAAGCGCTCCGGCGTGATGATGCTCAAAAGGATCTGATCATGGGTATGCGTGAAGAGATCCAGGCTGAAATGGCTGAGGCGTTCGATGACCCCGAGGGCTTGGCCGACGCGGTAAAGCCAGTGGAGGGCGTACGCAAGGTTGCGGGCGAGTATGACCCTGACCTGGGTGGCGAGACGCCGGAGACCACCATCACTTACATGGGGCGCGGCGTCTTGGGTAGCTACCTGTCCAAGGAAATCGATGGCTCTCTCATCCAGACCACCGACAAAAAACTGTTGGTGCTGCAAAACGAGCTGTTCGTGTCGGAGGCCGGTGTTCCGACAACGGTACCGGCTGCCCCGGCCATTGGCGATGTGGTCAACGGGTTGCGGGTGATGAATGTGTCTGCGGACCCTGCTGATGCGACGTGGACAGCACAACTGAGGATGTGACATGGCCGCTCAATCCGGCAGCTTCGCCCTGAGCCTCGCAGAGTTTGCGGCCCAGACCAGCGAAGCCATCGACGCCAGTGTGCGCGAGATCATCATCGAGGTCGGCAGCAGCCTGATCCGCATGTCTCCAGTGGGTAACCCGGAGATCTGGGCGCAGAACGCGATTGCGACCGAGTACAACAAGGCCGTCGACGACCACAACAGCGCTTTGCGTAGTGACCCGGCCAACCTCACGAAGGGCGGCAGACTGAAGAAGGGCCGCAAGCTCAACGACGGCATGGACATCAAGGCGCCTGAAGGCTACGTCGGCGGCCGGTTCCGCGCGAACTGGCACATTTCCCTCGGTGTGGTCGAAAGCGTCACCTTCGACGAGGTTGACCCGAGCGGCGCCGAAACTACCGCCGCGCTGGTCGCCGCGATGAGCGATTTCACTGCCGGCCAGATGGCTTACATCATCAATAACTTGCCCTATGCGATCCCGCTTGAGTTCGGCCATTCCACTCAGGCCCCCGGCGGCATGGTTCGGGTAACCGTGGCTCGCTTCCAGCAGATCGTGCAGGAGGCCATCAGGAACAATCAGGTATGAGTCACGCACGCGCCCGTCAGGCCATCGAAACGAAGCTGGCCGCATGGTCGGCTGCGCGTCCAATACGAGTGGCCTACTCGAATCAGCCATTCACGCCAAATCCATCTGAAACCTATCTCCGGGCCTTTCAGCTTCCAGCCAGCACTACCTGTCGGTATCTCGGCGGGGATGCCTACGAGTACGCCGGCGTCTATCAGATCAGCATCGTCTGCCCATCTGCCCAGGCCATGGCCACCGCAGAGACGCTTGTTGAAGAGCTGACACGACTCTTTCGAGTAGACACGCCACTGGCCCGCAACGGGTTCGATGGCCTCATCACTGAGCCAGTAGATCAAGGGCCAACCATCACTGAGTCGGCGACCTATACGGTCCCGGCCAGCTTCACCTATGCAGGTGTCGCAGACCAATCGCCCGCCGGGGCATAACCTACCGCCGTCAGGCGGGCACTCAAGAGGAAATACACCATGGCCGCACGCTTCCCGCTGCCGAACGGCGCTGTGCTGGAGATCGCCAGCGTTATGGGATCCGCCGTCGCTTTCACTGCTTTGACCAATGCGAAACCGCCGATTGCTGCGTCTGTGGGGCACGACATTGAAAACGGCGACGTTTTGCTGATCAACTCCGGTTGGGCGCTGATCAATGACCGCGCAGTAAAGGCGTCCGGCGTCACCGCCGATGCTTTTGCGTTGGCCGGTCTCAATACCACCAACACCGACAAATTCACTGCCGGTGCTGGTTCTGGCTCAGTGATCCCGGTATCCGGATGGACGCAGATCTCGAAAGTCACTTCTTTCACATCCTCCGGCGGCGAGCAGCAATATCAAACTGTCGGTTACCTGGAAGATGACGACGACAAGCAGTTTCCAACCAACCGCAACCCAACCACGATTACCATCGTGGTGGAAGATCAGCCGACCGCGCAATACGTCGAGACTGTCGAAGGCTTCGACGACACCAAAGAGCTGGCCGTCGTGCGCATGAAGTTGCGCAATGGCGATCAGATCCTCTATCCGGGTTATGTGAGCATCACTCCCGATCCAACGATGGAGCGCAACAACGTCATGACGCGCACCATCAGCATCGGGCTTTCTGCTCGCTCGCTCCGTTACCTGGCCGGCGCATAAGGAATTCCCATGGCAAAGATCAGGATCGCTCAGAACCCTACGTTCAAGGCTCTTGTGCACATACCCGTTGTCGGGTGTGAACCCGAGGCAATCGAGTTCACCTTCAAGTATCGCGATCGCCCGGCACTCGCCGCGCTGTTCGACGAATGGAACCTGAAGGCGAAGGAAATGCGCGAGGGATTCGGGGAAGGCACCACATTGTCGGATGTCGTTGCTGCCGAAACCGAGTATCAGGTGCAGCAGATCAAGGATCTGGTCGCGGGCTGGGGCTTCGATGACAAGTTCGACGACAAGAGCATCCTCGCCCTTGTGAAGTCATGCCAAGGTACTGCCGAAGCGGTAGTGAATGCCTACCAGAGCGCATTCAATCAGGCCCGCTTGGGAAACTGAGGGCGGCGGCCGCGGCGTTGTACGAAAGCGGACCATCTGCTGAGCAGTTGGCAATCCTTGGGCTGACGGCTGCCGATTTGTCGGGTGACGATGTAGAGGTCTGGCCATGCAACTGGCCGGCCTTCCTCCTGTTCAACCGAATGTCCACGCAGTGGCGGGTCGGCACCGGTGGCCCGATCGGTCTCGATTACAACTGCATTCGCGACGTCGCCGGTTTCCTCGCAATCAAGAAAAAGAAGCTCGCTGAAATCTTTCCTGACCTGCAGGTGCTGGAAGGCGAAGCCCTGCGCGTCATGGCGGAGGAAAGGGAAAACAGCCCGTAACCACGGGCACTTATTCAAGGTGAGTCGATGAACATTGCAGAACTCTGCGTCAAGATCGACTCGGCCGATGCAATCGAGGCCAAAACGAGCCTAGACGAAATGGCGAAGGCCGGCGGCCGGGCCGAGCAGTCCGCCGTTTCGCTGATGAACGAAATGCAGGCGCTGGAGAAGTCGCTTTCTACCAACGCCAAGACCACACAGGACCTTGCCAAACAGCGCGATGCATTGGCGAAGCTGACCAAGACCGGCGCCTATGGCGAGGCTGAGGCCGCGAAGATCTCGGCGCAACTCGACAAGCAACAGGTAGCGCTGGCCAAGTCGACCATGGATGAGCAGAAGGCGCTGAATAGCCTGCTGGGCGCCATCGACCCCGCCCGCTCCGCGCTGGCGAAGCTGGATACGCAGGTCGAGCAACTGGGCAAACATTTGGATGCCGGCCGCATCAGCCAGGACGAGTACAACGCCGCCCTGAGCAAGATCGATAAGGACTACGACAAACTAAACAGAACCACCAGCGGTTTCGACAAACTGCGACTTGGCACGCGCCAGGCACAGGAAAACGTCGTGCAACTGGGGAATGCGCTGTCCTCGGGAGACTGGGGAAGTGGCGTACGTGCGGTTGCGCAATTGGGTGCCGGTGCCGGCGAGGGCGCCGCCGGCTTACTCGCGATGCTGGCGCCGCTTGCGCTAGCCACTGCGGCGGTTGGCGTGTTGGCCTACGCCTTCTACAAGGGCAGCGAAGAGCAGGACAACTACAACAAATCGCTCATCCTGACCGGCAACTACGCCGGTGTGAGTGCTGGGCAATTGGGCGAAATGGCCCGTCAGGTTAGCGCTACGGTCGGCACCACCGGGCAAGCGGCTGAGGTTTTAGCGCTGCTGGCGGGTAACGGGAAGATTGCTGGCGAGAGCTTTACCGGCATCACTCAAGCCGCTGTCTCGATGCAGGAAGCAACCGGCAAGGCCGTAAGCGAGACAGTAGCGGAGTTCGCCAAGCTCGCCGACGACCCGGTCAAGGCGTCTGCCGCGCTCAACGAGCAGTACCACTACCTAACCGCATCGGTTTACTCGCAAATCACCGCGCTGGAAAAACAAGGCGACCATGCGGGCGCTGTGAAGCTGGCCACCGAATCGTTCGCCGATGCGATCAATCAACGCACGCCGAAGATCCTTGAGAACCTGAGTTTCTGGGAGAAGGGCTACAACGCTGTTGCTCGGGCTGCTGATGGACTGAAGAACATCGGTCGCCGCGACATCAATGCGGAAATCGAAACTGCTCGGAATGATCTCCAGCAGGCTGAAAGCATGGATGGTTTGTTTCAGAGTCAGAAGTCCAAGGATGCGCTGATCGAGTTTCGGCGAAATCGTCTCAACATGCTTGAGGACCAGAAAGCGGCAGAAGCCGATATCGCCAAATGGCAAGGAGAGCAGGCGAAAGCTCAAGGTGATGCCGTCTCTTCAATGGCGAAGGTCGACGCACTCACCAAGTCAGCGTGGACGAACGAGCAGAAGCGCACCGAGGCGGTCAAGGAATACAAGCGTCAGCTCGAAGACATCCGCAAGGTCGCCCCCAACGACCCGCGACTGAATCAGGCCGCCATCGACAAGAACCTGGCCAACATCAACGACCAGTTCAAGGATTCGAAGGCAGCCGGTTCGCAGGTAGATCTGACCAGCTTCAACAGTGCCAAAAACAATCTGGCTGCAATCAGCGAGGAATACAAAAACGCCCAGAAGGAACTGGATGCGGCGCAGAAGGCTGGGCTCGTTTCTCAGGCCGACTACGCCCTGAAGCGCGAAGCGCTGATCGGCAACGAGCGCGACGAAGTGACTGCGGCTTACGAGGCGGAGATTGCCGCGCTGGAAGTCGCGAGGGCGAAGAAGGCCACCTCTGCCGCGCAAGGCATCCAGCTGGACCAGAAGATCGCCGACGCCCGTGCGGGCATGGTCAAAGCGCAGAGGGATGCGGACAGCCAACTCGAGGTTCTGGCCACAAACGAGACCGGCCGGCTCGCCCGACAAGAGCGTTCGATCACTACCTACGTTCAGGCCCTGGCTCAACAGCAGCGAGCGCTGGAACTGGCAGGGCAGCGCGCTGTTCTCGGCGTCGGGCAGGGCGATCGCCAGAACGCTCTCAATGGCGAACTGAACAGTCAGCAGGATCGGTTTGCGCAGCAGTCGCTGGAACTGGCAAATCAGAAGTCCGACCCATCGCGGAATATGTCGGAGGAGGAATTCGCTCGCAAGTCGCAGGCTCTCGCCCATGCGAACAAGGCGGCCACCGACCAAATACGCCAGAACTACTCGGATGTGGAGGCGGCGCAGGGTGATTGGACGAAGGGCGCGACATCAGCCTGGGCCAACTACCTGGACTCGGCGAGCAACATTGCCGGCCAGACGAAAACCCTCTTCGGCAACGCCTTCAGCTCGATGGAAGACGCCGTCGTCAACTTCGCCATGACCGGGAAGCTATCGTTCGCCGACTTCACCAAGTCGATTCTTGCGGACATGGCGCGGATCGCGACCCGTCAGGCCAGTTCTGCGTTGCTGAGCAGCCTCGTCGGTGCTGCCACCAGTTACTTCACTGGCGGAGGCGGCGGTAATGGGCTGGCGGCTGGATCAGCCGGTGCGACGTCGTCGAATCTCGGCGCATCGTCGGCGGGCTACTCCAGCAGCTACTTCCCGCAGGCGCTTGGCGGTGCCTGGTCGTCGGGTTTGCAGCTGTTCGCCAACGGCGGCGCCTTCACCAACAGCATCGTCAGCACGCCGACCGCCTTCGGGATGGCCGGCGGCGGGGCGGGCGTCATGGGTGAGGCGGGGCCGGAGGCGATCATGCCGCTGACCCGGACTTCCAGCGGCAAGCTGGGTGTTATCGCTGCCGGCGGAGGCTCGGGCACTGCGATCAGCATCAATGCACCGGTCACGGTAGTGACCGAGGATCGCAGCTCCGAAGGCATGCAGATCGATCAGCAAGCCCTGTCGAGAAACCTACAGTCGCAGATGCAGGCGGTGGCCGAAAGAGCCGTCGCCGACTCTTGGCGCGCGGGCGGTACCAGCTTTCGAAATGCAAATGGGAGGGCCTGATGGCCATCGAGAAATTCACTTGGCCAACCGAGCGCGGGGAGACACCCGATATCAATTATCGGGTACGCACCTCAAAGTTCGGCAATGGCTATGCGCAGAACGTTGGCGACGGCCCGAACAACAAAGAGGACTCGTATCCGATCACCTACGCCGGTCAGAAGTCCAGGGTGCTGGAGATCATGGCGTTCCTCGACCGGCACGCCGGATCAAAGGCATTTCTCTGGACGACCCCGCTCGGCGAACTCGGGCTGTTCACTTGCAAAAATCCCGCTCCTACACCAATGGGCGGCGGCGTCTTCAAACTCACCGCCACGTTCGAGCGGGCATTCCAACCATAAGGGGCAATCATGCCGCTGATCAGTGACATCCAGGTGCTTGAACCTGGCAGCGAAGTGCTGCTCTTTGAATTGGACGGCACGGACTACGGCGCGGACGTGCTGCGCTTCCACGGGCACGCGATACCGCACACGGCGGCCGAGTTGATCGCCGCGGGCGACAATGCTGACCAGCTGCCGTCGAAGGCGATCTACTGGCAGGGCAACGAATACAGCGCCTGGCCGATGCAGATCGAAGGAATCGAGGCGAACGGCGACGGTACTGCCGTTCGCCCTACGCTCTCGGTTGGCAACGTCAACGGGCGCATCACTGCGCTCTGTCTGGCGTTCGAGGATCTGCTCGAGTTCAAGCTGACGATGCGTCACACGCTCGGCACTTACCTCGACGCGGCGAACTTCCCGAC